GAGGGGCGGGGCAATGGACTGGCACAGAGCTCCGAGCCCTGCGAGCTGGCGAAGCCGAAGCGCGAAGCGCGAGGCTGAGCGAAGCGAGCGGGCGAGGGGCGGGGCAACGGGACTGGCACAGAGCTCCGAGCCCTGCGAGCTGGCGAAGCCGAAGCGCGAAGCGCGAGGCTGAGCGAAGCGAGCGGGCGAGGGGCGGGGCAATGGGACGGGACGGGACAAGACGGGACGGGACGGGACGGGTACCCGGTGGCACCTAAATATCCGCATTTACCTATGTAGGGGTATTAACCCCCTCTACAAAACGCTACATTTTTTGGAGATCAAGGGTATTTTTGTCTGTAAGTTACCGGTTTATTTAATCTTTTTTTTAAATACTTGATATTATTACCTAATACCACAGAGGTGCTCCTATATAGGCGATTTTTAGAGATATTTTCCTCAAGACCTTCAAAAAAGTGCGCTCTGATATGTGGAATATTCACAATATTCATGATATTCACAATAATATTCACCATAAATATATAATTTATTTAACTTAATCATGATAATCATAATAATTTAATATTTTTTTTCTAAAAAAAAATATTTTTTCTAAAAATCCCCTATAGAGGGGCCATTTTGGCCCTCCGCCATATTCTATCTATATGATATCATTGTGGAAAAAATTATTCACAATTTTCCGATGATTGTGATTATGGTGATTATGAAACCTGCCGTTTTGCACTTAGCCCGTTGTAATTATTCACTTTTTTTATATTCATAATCGAAAGGGCGATCATGAATAATGATTATGGCTGCCCGGAGCCTGGTCGTGAGACACAAAGTTCGTTGTGTCTCACCCATGAAACAAAAACCCCCGGTGCCAGTGCCGGGGGTTTTTGTTAATACAAGGAGAAGCGTGGAGGTATCTATGATGATTCTTTTATACTTGACATTTTGATCAAAGTCAAGTAAAAAAAACAACAACAACATATTTCTTTTCAGGAGGCACATGGAACCTATCGAAGCGGGCAAGGCACTTTCCTTGGATCAGCTCGACTTATTGCGCCGGGAGCGCCTCGCCCTGTCCAAGCTCACGGATAAACAGAAGAAGTTCTGCGAGGTCTATGTCCGGACGTTCGATCGCTTGATGGCGATGCAGGAGGCGGGCTACTCTTTACCCAAGAACCGCACCGGCGGGTCGCAGGCGAAGCTCATCGAGAAGACTTTTAATAATATCATGAACTCAGCGGCGGTCGCCGAGTACATTAATCTCCTCAAGCAGTCTGTGGCATCCAGGATCGGTGTGTCTATGGACGCCATTATCGAGGAATACCGCAGACTTGCGTTCGCCAACATGGCTGACTACGTATCCTGGAACGACGATGGTGTGACGTTTTTAAAATCATCTAATGACCTGACTGCGGCGCAAAAGGCCGGGGTGGTCGAAATCACCGAAACGACTACGAAAGCTGGCAAGGTCGTAAGAATCAAACTCCACAGCAAGCAGGCGTCGCTCGACCGGCTCTATGAAATACTCAAAGACCTCGAGGTGCGCGACACCTCCGATAACAAGACGGGGAAAATAACCCAGACGCAGATCAATATTATGCTGGGCGACCCGGCGAAGCGCCGGGCGCTGGAGCATCTCTCTGAGGCGATGTTCGACAAGAAGATCGCGCTGAACTATACCGACAGGGACAAACTCGAATTCAACAAGCAGCTCGACAAAATCACAGCGAAATTACTAGGGGACACACATGGAATCTCAGGTGGAAGGTCTGCTGGAGTCCCGCAGATCGAAGCAGTTGAAGAAACAGGCGGACAAGGAGCAGACGAAGGCGATCATGGCCAAGCTGGCCGCGCCCAAGACACGGAGTCAATTTGCCAACCGGCAGACCCGTGCGATACGCAAGGGGTTGACGGCGGTGAAGAACAGGAAACGGACGGCGGACGCAGATACGATATCGATGGGCTATGACCGGTTCATCGAGGAGCAGTTACCGCCCGATGTCTGGAAATACTTACCACACACTTTTGCGACCGTCATGTCCGGCGGTCTCTGGGTGCCGTTCAAGCACCTGATTTTATTAAGCCATATCATCACGGCCGCCATCGCCAGGGGCAACGGGCGCATTATTATCAGTTTACCTCCCCGTCATGGAAAATCATGGTTCCTGTCCCAGTGGCTGCCGGCCTGGTTCCTATCTATGTGGCCGGATAAAAAGGTTATTTTGTCCACATACGAGGCGAACTTCGCCGCTACCTGGGGACGCCGCGTCCGTAACATCATAAAACAGGACGGTCACAAGGTCGGCGTGTCCCTGGCCGAGGACGCCACGGCGTCGAATAACTGGGAGACACAACAGGGCGGCGGGATGATGACAGCGGGCATCGGTGGACCTATCACCGGGAAGGGCTTTCATCTCGGCCTCATCGACGATGCTCATAAAAATTGGCAGGAGGCGCAGTCATACACGATACGCAATATGATCAAAGACTGGTTCGACTCGACATTCTACACGCGTGCCGAGCCCGGAGCGACGATAGTAGTGCTTATGACCCGCTGGCACGAAGACGACCTGATCGGTTATCTTATGCGCGAGAAGCGCGACGACGGCTGGCTGCACGTGAGGATCCCGGCGATTGCCGAGGACTGGAACGGCGAGGAAGACGTCCTGGGGCGACAGGTCGGCGAGGCGCTCTGTCCCGAGAGATATGACATCACGGCTCTCAATCGTATTAAGGCCAACATGACGCCGATGATGTGGAACGCACTGTTCCAGCAGCGGCCTGCCCCGATGGAAGGGTCGATATTTTTAAGAAAAAACTGGAAGACATATAAAATTGCTCCGCCCTGCTATTTTAAATTACAATCCTGGGACACGGCGTCAAAGAAAAACTGGGACTCCGCGTATTCCGTCTGTCAGACCTGGGGCGTGTCCAGCCAGGGGGCGATATTAATTGACCAGTGGCGGGGGCGCGTCGAGTTCCCGCAGTTAAGAAGAATGGCCGAGATCCAGTATTTAAAGCACCGGCCGAACGTCGTGCTCATTGAAGACCGCGACTCCGGGCAGGCGCTCATCCAGCAACTCCAGCAGGACACTATTATGCCGATTTTGCCGATCTATCCTGACCTGGACAAAACCATTCGTGCGCAGGCGGTCAGTCCGATGCACGAGGCGGGCCGCGTCTTCGTGCCCGACCCGACGCTCCCCGGCAATACCTGGGTGGGAGACTTTATCGAATCGTGCGCCACCTTCCCCAACGGACTGTGGAAAGACGAAATCGACTCCATGAGCCAGGCGCTGACATATATCATGACGATGGCCATGTCGGGACGCATTCTATCCACCGAACGCCGCCGGACGTCCAAACTCCTCGAGGGCTACCGCAATTTCATGTAAACCGACTAAACCTCGTAAACTCGTTTATTGGTCGGTTTACATCATATCATTTTTTTATTTTTATGCCTTGACTTTTTAAAATGACTTCGAAACCATTTAATTAACACTACTCGAAAGGAGATTTTTATGGGTGCAATATTATGTGTCATTTTCGGATTGGTTATAGCGTTTCTGGCCGGCGCGGCCACCATGTATCTGGTCAACCGGAACAACAGGACAAAATTGGCCTGCCTGGACAAGGCCGTAGTGAACGGCGAGTTCGATGTCCGGACGGCGCTGAAGATCAAGGAAATCCTGGACGGAGGAAATTGCAGTGACTGTGAAGACTGCAAGTAACATTGTCGGCAATTTCGTCAGCCGATTCATCACCGGTCCCATGAACAGAGTGTTAATCGCCATGTTCGGGGAGAACTGGCGGACGAGCGTCTACGGCATCATAGCCGTGCTGGCGCAGCTCGCCGACCCGCTGCAGGACTATCTGAAAACCACTGCTGTCTCCAAATCCAAATTAAACATCATCTCGCTGGTCTTTGCTCTCATGTTCGCCCTGACCGCCAAGGACCGGCAGGTCACAGGAAAGAATAAATGACATCATACATGGCAAAATTATCCCTCACGGCGCTGAGTTGTCTATTGATCCTGACGATCTCCGCCGGACTCTACGCCTGGTACTTTGACACCCCTGCCCCGACTTCCACAACGCAGTATATCAAAGTTCCAGAAATCAAGGAGGTCGTGAAGATCCAGCGCGTGCTCGTCCCCGGCCCCAAGGAAATCGTCACAATAGAAAAAAAAGTTATCCAGGAGAAATTAAAACTCCCCGACTGGTTCTTAGATCAGACCGAGCAGGCGATCGCCACCGCGGTCATCGCGCCCTATGAAGGCGACACTAATGTCGTCGCAACTTTGAACACCGAGACGGGCGCCGGGAATATTATCGCCCGGCAGGAGAAATTATCGTTATTCGCCTTCGAGAACACGAAAGAAGCCGGCGTGCGCGTCGGAGTAACGAGCGACAAACTAAATAATGTATCAACCGTATTCGGGCGCTGGCAATTCCTGAGAATCGGCAGCACGCACCTGGGGCTGTACGGCGAGGCGAATTCCGGCGGCGAGGGTGTCGCCCAGATTGAATTAATTTACAGATTTTAGGAGGAGATATTATGGCTATTGTGGCATCTACAGATCCTGTTTACAGATATTCCGGATTATCCACAGACACAAAACCGACAGACGATATTAAAGACGGATCAACATTCTGGGAAACCGACACCGGCAATGAATATGAGTGGCGCATTGATACCTGGGTGCCAAAGGTGCCGAGTAATCTGATTGGCGTCGCTTATGATTATATCGAAATGGGATATACGGGCACCAATGTAACGTCTATCAAATATAGACAGGGTGGAGCCTCCGGTACGATTGTCCGGACATTGACGTTGTCTTACACTGATTCTAAATTAACAGGCATAGCGAGGGCTTAATATGAAATGGATACTGAATCCGCTTACCGGAGAATTGCAACAAGTTGGCGATGAGGATATTGTACAGAACAATATCAGCGGGAATGGACCTCCTACCGTGAATGATGATTCCAGCAATGGTTACACTATT